AAGAAACGTGCTTCGAGTGCGGAAATGTCTAAGCGTGGTCGGGTTCTCCTGGCTAACGCTCAACTTGCATTCAATGAAGAAAACCTTGACGAACTTCGTGAGCTTTACACCGAGTCCAAAGAGTCATCCGTTGACCCAGTGATCGTGCAACAAATTCTTACCCTTGGTGGCCAGTTGGCTCAGAGAATGAAGAACCCCACCATCGGAAAGGAAGAAACGATAGTGGGGCAGCCTAACGGCTCGGCCACCGCAACAGAAGCCGTCTAGCGACAATCCTATCGTGAAAACTATTGGCTCATTGTTTAGCGGTTACGGCGGTTTAGACCTTGCTGTTACAGCCGTTACTGGTGCTGAAGTTGTTTGGCATTGTGAATGGGATGACGCACCGTCGAAGATTCTTGAAAAGAACTTCCCTGGTGTTCCCAATTATCGAGATGTTTCAAAAGTGGACTTTACAGAAGTGCCACAAGTGGACATTCTCACCGGTGGGTTTCCCTGCCAAGACTTATCACTTGCTGGCAAACGTGCTGGCTTAAAGGAAGGAACTAGAAGTGGACTCTGGTCAGAATTCGCAAGAGCAATCGAAACAATCAAACCAAAACTTGTCGTCATCGAAAATGTTCGGGGATTACTTAGTGCCACGGCACATGGCAACCTGGAACAGTGCGATTGGTGTATGGCAGACGGATCAACAGAACCTACTTTGCGAGCACTTGGAGCTGTTCTCGGCGACTTGGCCGACATCGGGTATGACGCAAAATGGACAGGCGTTCGAGCTGCCGACGCAGGTGCACCACACAACCGATTTAGAATCTTTATTGTTGCGTTCCCCCAAGGCTAGTGAAGGTTCTGGTGGAGCATTAGGAGAAGCAACTGCCAAAGAACGTGGAAACATGGTCGGGCTTCGAGACCAAATAAAAGATTTAGTCAACTTGCCTACCCCAACAGTTAGCGACCAATACACGGCCAACTTGTCAAGCACTCAACAAAGCGAAGGTTCTTTGCACTCGGTAACTTTGGCTCAAATAGTAAACAGAGCAGATTTACTTCCTACACCAATGACAACAGATTATAAACAAACTGATTGTGCTGGTAATTGGAACCGACACTCGCCACCATTAGGAACTATTGTCCATGGCCCCTGGGGGAAATTTGAGCCTGCTATTCGACGTTGGGAAGAGACTTTGGGTCGACTTGCACCAGCACCAACTAACCCTGATGGTAAGGATGGTAACCATCGCTTATCTTCTAAGTTCACTGAATGGATGATGGGTTTGCCTGATGGTTGGATTACTGATGTTGGGCTGACACGTAATGAAGAACTAAAAGCCTGTGGGAATGGCGTTGTCCCCCAACAAGCTAAACTTGCTCTTACGCAACTATTGAAGGGAATCACATTATGAGCACGATTGAAATGACCGCCGTTCTGCATCATTCGCAGGCTACTGGTTCAACCAAACTTGTTTTGATGGGTATCGCTTACCACATGGGTAAAGATGGCTTGAATGGTTGTTGGCCGTCTCAGGGCACTTTGGCTGAGTATGCGAACATCTCGGTTCGTCAAGTCCGTAGGGCCATCGATGTGCTTGTTGAACTGGGTGAGTTACAGGTGATTGTGCATGGTGCTTGGGCTAAGGGTTCAGCTGCACAAACCAATGTTTATTACTTGGCTGATTTGTGTCCTGATACTTGCGATGGATCTCTAAATCATCGTCGTTCGGTGCGGACATTTATGGTATCAAGTGCGGACATCTACGGCACATAGTGCGGACATCCATGACCAAAGGTGCGGACATAGGTGTCCTATAAACTATAAAGGAACTATAAATGAACTGTTAAGAAATACTTAATAGGGAAATTACAAGAAAAGGAAACAACAAAATGGCAGCAAAGATTACAGTGGCCGGCACTCTCCAGGTAAGCAAAACAGGATCCACATCAGTAGTTACTCTTTGGGACAAGTCTTACAACGAGAAATTACAGAAAGACATCAAACAGGCTTACAAGCTGTGGATGAATGTTCCAGGTGAATGGACGGAAGGGACGTTTGTTGAAGTAACAGGCACACTCAGTGTTCGACCATCAACCAACATTGACGGCACACTACGCACCTACGTTGATTCAAAAGGAAACACAGTAACCGCTCACGATCTAAATGTGAACGATGTTGAAGTTATCCGAGTAGACATCAAGACCGGTTCAGACACCACTGGTATCGACATGGACGATGTTCGTAAATACGGCACACCACTCCAGCAAACCATTATGGACGACCAACCGTTCTAATGCCATACATGCAACTGACCGTCGAAGGGAATCCTGTTCCGCAGGGTTCCTTTCGACACGTCGGGAACGGCCGCATCATCTCAGCCAACCCCAAACTCAACGCATGGCGACAAACCATTGCTGACCAAATAGGCTTACAGACCCCTGAACGGCTGATAGAGGGCTCAATACGAGTTGACTTGGTATTTACCTTAGAAAGACCTAAAAGCGTTTCTAGGGGCGTTAGAGCCCGTCCAACAGTAAAACCAGACCTAGACAAACTTTGCAGAGCCACACTCGACGCAATCTCACTCCCACGATATGTGCAGCTCATCAAAGACGACAGCCAAGTAACCGACCTACACGCCGCCAAACGCTACTCAGACCACCGACGACCCGGCGTAACCATCATGATTACTTGGTAACAATTTCATAACGTGAGTGTTTTTATGTTTGACACCACAAAATCAAAGCCACAAACTAATACAGCAACACCAAACCGCTAACAAAGGAAACCAATGATCAAAGCACTAACCGCCCTATACGTCATCACCTGGCTAATCGTCGACCTACCAATCGGCGTAGCCATGATACTCCCAGCCATGATTGTGCTGCTTATCCCGAAAGCATGGCAAAACTAATGGCAATCAAACGACTATCAAAAGAGAAGCTCGAACAGGTGGAGAACTATCGCCTGGCATGGCTTGAATGGCACAACAAACTACGCCAACAACCAACACACAGCGACCTTTGGTTCGCTCAACTCAGAGAACGCAACGCTTGCTACGACCTGCTAATGCAACTAACTGGACTAACCCGGAGCCGAGTAGACAATCTAATCTACGGCCAAGTAACCGCCGCAACATTCTGGTTAGCCGATGGCACAATACGAAAGGATCACCCACATGAGTAGCACAGTAATCACAACGAACCGCATGGCCCACGCCAAAGGTGTAGCTGAAGAACGTCAACGAACCATCTACGCAATCACAGCACACATCGCATCGATTCAAGACCGCCTAAAGAACACACAAAGCGATTTAGTTCGCCAGGCGTTTGTGCTGGCCATCATCGAACTCAATGAGTTACAACGAACATTGGAGCAATTATGAACGAACCCAGCAGCTTATCTTCAATCGCATTCAACACCGGTGTAATTGCTGAACGCTCACGCCTAGTCAAACAACTATTTGAGTTAGGTGTGCTTCGTCATTCGATGCTTGGAGATAACTGGTATGTGATCTACACCGAGCAAGGCCCGATGGACATAACCAAAGACCGATTGGAAGGCAAATCATGAACGAGAACCACCCAATGTTCGACCAACACCGCTACACCACCAACGACCTAGCCAAACACATCGTCATTTACGACTTTGAACGCACAGGCTGGCTTGATGTCCATGTAAACCCTGACGACTATGGTGCAGACCTAATCGCCACCAGTGGCCGCACAGGAGCCAAATGGACTATCGAAGTGGAAGTGAAACACAACTGGGAAACCGGGCCATTCAAATACTCGACCGTTCACATCTCAGCTCGCAAAGCAAAATACAACAACGAACATCACATGCACGTAACCATGAACAGTGCCTGGACACATTACCTAATCGTTCCACCGAGTGCTTTGGCTGAAGCCAAGCGAGTAATCAAGAACACATCGGTCTCCGAAAACGAGATGTTTCTGGAGATCCCAATCACCGAATGCCAAATCATAGAAAGAGAAACAAAATGAGTATCGAAGAGCAGCAACTAAACGAAATGGTAAATGCCATTCAGCAAGTCGTGAACATCGAGGGTGTCAAAGCCCGCAAGGACGTTATCAACATTATCACTAAGGGTGTCGAGAACAAAGAGAACCCAAGCGACATTCTGGTATCAGTATTGGATTGGTGTGGGAATGCGTGATCTAGTTGCCTGGCTATTACTCACGATGTCTATCATCGGTGGCTTGTATGCCATCGGTCTAATCATCAGCTACTTCATCCTGCCTAGAGACTTCAACGACCTAAACTTCGACAGTGAACCAGGTTGCGATTGTTACCGGTGCGAACGCCGATGAACTGCCGATGCAACAACCCAGACTACTTAGTCATCACTCGGGCCTTGCTCGCTGACTTCGAAGAGAACGCTGCAACAGTTGAAAGAGAGAGCATTGTTGCCTATGTTTCACAGCTGGCAATCGAATGGGAAAGACCGGCGGCCATCAACCTACGCAAGACCCTGTTCGAGTTAGCAGACACACTAAAGAATGGTGAGCATAATGGCTGAATGGCATGACTCTAAAGAATGGAAGATTGCTAGAGCCTATGCCAAGACCATACTGGAACCCCGATGTGTTACTTGCCATAAAGAACTTGAAGGATCCGATTGGACTATCGACCACATCAACGCACCATCGTCCACTGGTGGCATACCTGATCACTCGATAGACAACCTGCAATCCATGTGTCGTAGCTGTAACTCACGCAAGCAAGACAAGACCCTAGTTAGAACAGACTGGAGAAACCCAAGATGGTTCGCTTAGGTTACAAAGCCCAGCACAGACGTGGCTTCAACTACATCGGATTCATCGTCGGTGAGTGGAGAACGCTAGTCAACTGGCTCCGATACTTCGCATTCAAAACTAAATAACAAACCAATCGGCTCTCGGGTTTTTTCTGAGAGTCGCTAAACATCGCCCGCATGGACTCGACTTTTTACGCAATAAGCCAAAAGTTTGACTAGGGTTGAACCAGAAAGGTAATCAATGATTTACGAAACAACTAAGAACTGGATTGATACGTTAGAGCTTGACGTGGAGTCTCAGGTTCATGCCGACCTGGCACTTGCTTTGGCTGCTCGATACGACGACAAAGGCGAAACGTCGACCGCCGGTGAACTTCGCAAGACTCTGAACGAATTGAAGGCCATGATTGGCAAGCCAGTCGAAGTAAACCCACTGCGTGAACTTCTGAAACGCTAATGCTGTTCCCAGCCCGATGGACTAAGCCACTATCGGAAGATTTCGAGTCCGACGCCGACCGACTTCTCCAGGTAGTCGACTTGGCATACCGAGACATGGACAACCCCGACGGTGTTCGACTAGACGAATGGCAACGCTGGTTGCTTCGGGCCATCTTGGAGCGTTATCCGGCTGACCACCCAGATCCATTACTTGCTGGCCGTCTCCGTTACCGAGCCGTAGTGTGTTCCATTCCTAGACAATCGGGCAAATCGCTAATCGGATCCATACTCGGTTTGTGGGGTGTGGCTATGCGTAATGGTCAAACCTTGTCTCTTGCTAGCAACGTTGAACAGGCGATGGTTATCTATTCTCGAGTGCTGGCCACCATTATGGGCAACGAAGAGTTGAAGTCGATGTTTCGTAAGACGACTGAACGTCGTGGCATTGTCTCAGCTGATGGTTTATCCAGGTATGACGTTCGCCCGGCTAAAGAATCCGCTTTGCAAGGTCTCCGAGTGGACACCGTTCTTGCTGACGAGTTGCACATTTGGAAGAAGGGTATGTGGACGGCTGTGGTTCAGGGAACGGCTGCTTCGCCCGACGGAATCATCATTGGTATCACTACTGCTGGCGACTCCACGTCCGAAACACTTATCGACCTTTACAAACAAGGCGAACGCTCGGCTAACGGCGACCCTGCTTTGGAACGCTTTGGTTTCTTCTGCTGGGAAGCCCCCGAAGGCTCCGCAGTTGATGCTGAAGCAATCTTGGCAAGTAACCCAGCCGTCGAGTGTGGCCGTCTGCCACTAGATCGCATACTTACCGACTTAGCCACCATTCCCGAACACGAAGCTCGACGATACCGACTCAACCAGTTCATCTCTGGTTCTTCAGAGTCTTGGCTACCGACACCGGTGTTCT